AAGGTGCGCAGGAAGGATCTCTTTGAGCGCTGTTGTTAAATCGTCAATGTTCGGAGGAACACCAATGCGGCTCACAAAGGTGATTTCCAGCTTGAACAGACTCGGATACTCCGTCACTTCAACCTCGCCATTGGCAAAGCTTTCCGCAACATTCTTGATGAGCGCAACCGTTGTAACGCCGGCACCGCGAAGCTTGGACTGAATACGGCTGCGGCGATAGCTCACATCCTTGCTTTCCTCCACCGGGATCCCAAGCGTCTGCTCCCAGTACTTGAGGCCCCATGTAGCAGTCTCTACATTAAGCTGTGCCAGAAGGCTGTCCCGCGCCTCCCAGAGCGCAAGGATCTCGGGCTCGACAGCGGCCTGAAGGTCCTTGAACTCCGGAGAGCCCGCATAAAAGTCAGGGTATCGTGCAATCAGCGGTTTCAACTCACAGTCACCCCCGTGAGCACCGGCAGGCTGTCGGCAGCCACAGAGATGTTCGTGGTGCCACCGTTTACCGTCAGTGCGGAATAGTCAACGACGCCGGGCACGGACAGAAGGCGGAAGGCGATCTGGTTATAGAGCGCGGTATATGCCTTGCCGGAGAGGGTATCCGTTTGCAGATCGATGTTGTCCGAAAACGCTCCGGAGGACAGGTCCATCAGATAATCCCTCACAGAAGCCTCCAGAGCGGCCTGTACAGCGTCTTTTGTCGTGGTGCCATCCACGGTCACGGTTGCCGCCACGCTGATTTCCTGCGCCTGTGCGGCCACCACAGTGACCTCCGGACCGACAGGACGCTGGGTCTCGATATATTCTGCGCAAGCAGTAACGATAGACTCGTCGGGCGGCTCCATGTCATCGCTGGCCAGCACAACCTTAACTGTGCCGGCGCCATTCCACTTGGAGATCACACGCGCGGCGCCAATGCCGGAGACCTGACCCGCCCACAGCTGATAGTGATACGGGTTTCCGGAGGTGGCGCTCCGCTGCATACGCTCCAGGTACCGGGCAAGAAGTGCCTCGTCAGACTCCTGATCACTGCCGCCAGCCGCAGCAGCGTTGGTATAGGACGCAATGCCGGAGTAGTTTTTCAGCGTGGACACGATCTCGCCTTCACCGATGTTATAGATGTCGCCTACCTCGGCCGCAGTCAGGATGCCGACTGCCGCACCTTCAGACACAGTAACAGCTTCAGACAACATGAATGTCAGTCCGGCCGCTGTATAGAACGGAGCGCCAGCAGGGACCGTTGCACCGTCGGTTCCGGTGAAAGTGATCTCGCAGGTGGAATAGGTACCCGCTTTTCTGATTACACCCACGATAGAAGCCTGCTTATCAATGAATTCGCCGGAGTTTTCATCAACATAAAACGCAGGCAAGAACTCGTCCATCTTGTGATAACACGCACAGATCTCCGCAGCCATGGCAGAGATTACATCATTGGTAAAGCTGCCCTCGCGGGTCTGCAAGGTGGTTGTCAGCCTGCCAAGGATATTCTGCTTAATGCTTTCCACTGTCACATTTTCAAACATTGATTTCCACCTCCCCATAGATGGTATTTACCTTGCAGTGGACGGAGAGCAAGGTATTTGAGAATTCAACAGATACTTGCTGGACTTCCGTAATGTACGGATTCGGCTGCAAAGCCTCCCGGATGTATCGCGTCGCTTCGCTTTGCTTAACTTCGGGAGTAAACGCCTGCCCAATGAGGCTTTCTGCTTCGCACCCATAGTCCCAGGTGTAGATATCGTGACGGAATCGAGCGGTCTTTAGTGCTTTCCACACCCAGACCTTGACGGCCTCCGCACCGGTGACCTCGACCGGGCGGCCACCAGAGAAGATAGGCGTTCCGTTTACAAAGTCCCATGCGATTTCACGGCAAAGCGGGAGCTGTGCTGCGCTGGTTTCGCTCACTTCGGGCTGAACCATCGGAAAAATGCTGCTCATTGATACACCACCTTGTCGTAAATAATGAAGCTCTGGTTGTCAGAAGTTAGCACTACCACCTGATCACCGGCTTTGAGAATATTTTTTGCGAGGGTCAGATTCAGAGTGCCACTGTTCACCGTCATGGAGCTGTGGCTCCCCATAGGACAGCTGGCGGAAATTGCCAAGCTGCCCTTAACATTCACGGACTCTGCGTAACCGCGCATCAGATGGGAGCATACAGCAACTCTCTCCGCTTCCTGCGGAGTTCCGCACACATCCAGCGTAATAGGGTCCACGGTAACAACTGTGGCCAGCAGGAACTTCAGCGCCCCTTCTCTGGCTTTCTCGGCGCCCACCGTTCCCATCGTTTCGAGGATGTCAGTATAGGGATTTGTACTCATACACACCTCCTGAAATCATGTGGTAGGCACACTGCCGGCTTCCTGCTTGTCCATGAGGTTTCGGAAGTCCAGCGTTACCGTGGTCTGGTAGATGCCATTGGTGACCGTATGGCTGTCCGAAAGGATCCAGAACAGGCCATCCGCGCCGGTAACAGGCTCATGAACAACAACGGCATTACCGGTAATCAGCTTTTTGTTTCCCAGACAGACAGCTGTAATGGTCTGGGAGTAGCCGTTCTCCTGCAGTATATCCTTTGCAGCGGCGGCAGGATCATCATAAGAACTGGCTTTGATTGCGGTCTGGAACAGGCCATACAGCGCCCGGTAGTTATCCGGACTGTCATAGGTGGCCACTTTCTTGAATTCGTCTGAATATACCGCAACGGAAGTCACGATAGTTTCAATGCTGTCTTCCGCTTTGCACGAAATCAAGTTGGAACCAGGCACAAGCCGAATACTTTCTGTATTGATTGCTTTTTCAACAACTTCAAGGTCGTTACTCTTGAATCGGATCTGGTACTTCTTTCCCGTTTTCTCGGATGCCAGCGTATACATTGTCTGGATGATCTGATAGAGATTGGTACCAAGGAAGTTTCGTGAAACCTTCACACCGGTTGCGGCAATACTACCAACAGGAATGCCGAACTCACTGCAGAGCTGTCGGGTGATATCCTCCGGCGTCTGATTGCGAACAGCCATGAAGGTGGAGTTATTCTTGAGGAAAACACCTCTGTCATAGGCCGTGCAGGAAATGATCTGTTGACGGGTATCGCGACTGCACCGTCGGACATTACCAGAGAAAAGAATATCTGCCTCGTTATAGAGCCTCGCCATACCGCCAATTTCGACCAAAGCGCCGGCAAGGACATCAAATGACAGCTTTCTGGCACAGTCCTTATAGTTCCCGCTCCAGGTAAGGCTTTTCACTCGATTGGTAATGTGCTCCGTCTTACTGGCATCATTGCTCCAGGTGCGGATTTTCAACAGGTCGTCATAAGCCATATATCAGCACCTCACAGCAGCGATTTGTCAGGAATCGTGATTATCTGGTTTGGAAAAATCAGGTTGGCATTCTTAATGCCGTTATAGGCCGCCAGCCTATACGCCAACTGGCCGTTGCCGTAGTACTTTCGAGCAATTCCCCAGAGCGTGTCTCCGGGCTCAACTGTGTGCGAGTCGGCGGCAGTCTTGGCGACGTCAACGCTGCGGCCGGTGTTGCCAGTATCCACCCGCTCTGTGGTTTCCGCAACGAGATCCCGATACTGCCGGAGTGTCAATGTAACGATTAGATCGCCGGCACCGCCTTCCGCCCGGAACTGTACCGGAGGCAGCAGAACGGGATAATTCACAGGGGTATCTGTAACGATAAAACGGAGAACATCTCCGTCATTGGACCATCGGACCAGCTGATCAATGATACTATACGGATCTCCGGTATATCCAGGCACTGTATAATTGCGTTCTTCTGCAGGAAGGAGGAACTCCACCTGCTCATTGAAAAGTGCCTGCACCCCCGGCAAATTGACTTGTCCGATCTGCGCCATATCAATGCTTTGAACGAGCCGACCGACAGTCAGCTGGAACCCTGGAGGAGTTACGGGCATGACCAGTTCCTCATTGGTCTTTGTATTTCTGAATATAATTCGCATAATCAACCTCCGTAAGACACCAAAGCCATCTTGAGTTCATTTGCAATTTCCCTGGCTATGCGGTGAACATCGGAGTCATCTCGAACATTGAAGTTGTTGTCGGTAACCAGCACAACGATACCTTCAGACCCTTTTCGACGTGCCTCCTCCGCAGTCAGAA